TGGTGTTCCATGCGGTATGCGCCTAACAGGCAATCCCGGTGGACCCGGACATCATTGGGTAAAAGATCGCTACATTGACCCCGCGCCGGGGGGTTATAAAGTCCTAGTCGAAGAAGAGGAAATTGAAACCGAGCCCGGCGTCTTTGTCCTTGCTAAGATTGACCGCGTCTTTATCCCCGCTAAGTTGCGGGATAATCAAATGATGCTCAAGGCCGATCCAAGCTACGTCCTCCGCCTTCGCCAAACGGGCTCCGAAGCCCTAGTAAAAGCGTGGCTCGAAGGCGACTGGAACGGCGTCGATGGAACATTCTTCTCCGAATTCGAGGAAAAACGCCATGTTATTACTGGAAAACTTCACCTTCCTGCTCATTGGACTGTGTTTAGGGCTCTCGATTGGGGTTCTGCTGCTCCTTTCTCTGTCGGCTGGTATGCGGTTTCCGATGGAACCCTTCCCGAATATGCCCGGGGCGCCCTTATCAAATTCCAAGAATGGTACGGCTGGAACGGAAAACCAAACGTAGGGCTTAAAATGCCTGCCAGCTCCGTCGCCCAAGGCATAGTTCGGCGGGATGTAGGGTATAAACTTTCCTACGGCGTCGCCGACCCGTCTATCTTCTCCACCAACGGCGGGCCTAGTATTGCCGAAATGATGATTATCGAGAAATGCGCCTTCATCCGTGGGGATAATGCCCGTCAAGCGGGTTGGGAGCAGATGCGAAAACGCCTTGCAGCGCAAGCTCCTCTCCTTTTATTCCACGAGAGTTGCGACAATACTATCCGAACCCTGCCTTACCTCCAACACGCGGAAAAGAATCCCGAAGACCTTGACACCGACGCCGAAGACCACGCCGTTGACGAAACCCGTTATGCCGTAATGTCCAGGCCCCTAACCCGAGACCTTGCGCCTAAAAGCCGCGCAATAGACTTGACTGGGGCTAGAGCCATGCCTACAATCAACGAACTAATCAAGAAGCAGAAAGCACAAGATCATGCCAGAACCTCTAGATATTAAAGAGCTCCTTCGCCTTGGCCCGGATGACGGCGATGGCCCCGATGTCGAAGATGCGGCCGATGCAAAAGATGATTATCGCAAAATCTTGACTAAAATCCAAGATCGGGAAAAAGCGTTCGAATCCGGCTGGTGGAAAGACGCGGAAGTAGCTATCAAACTCTACGACGGCGGCTCAACTTCTCAAGATGACCAAGATAAAGCCTATAATATCCTCTATTCTAACACCGAGGTTTTACTACCTAGCCTTTACTCTGCAACCCCCAAGCCAGATGTAAGGACACGCTACATTGAGCAAAACCTCGGCCCTATCCCAAAAGCCGTCGAGCGGTTTCTAACTATTATCTCCGATCCCGCCAACCCCGGGATTGAGAGTCTCGACGACGCCATGAGCGAGACGGTGCTTTCCAGCCTTGTCGCCGGAGCGGGGTTTTGCCGTCTGCGTTATTACCCTGACCGCGCTATGCCCGTGGCTATTGAGTCCGGCCATTACAAGGGCCTGATCTGGGCTAAAGGCCGCAAGTGGCCTAAACTCCCTTGGATTGCCTTCCGACATGAGCTTTCCAAAGAAGAGGTCTTTGCTCAATTCAAAATCCCTGAAGAAGAGCAAAGCAAGTTTTCCCAATCGGATAAAGATTACGACAGCGATACTAAAGCTGCCGTGGGCTCGAAGCCTTATGGAACGGTGGTTTACGAATACCTAGACAAAGCCAGCCGCAAGACTTGTTTCCTCTGCGAAGACTGGGAAGACCTAATCCTGCGCGAAGATGAAGACGTGCTAAAGCTAGAAGGCTTCTACCCGACCCCGGGCCTGATGCTTATGACTAAGCAACCCGGCGAGGTTGAGCCCGTTACGCTATTCCAATACTACCGCAACCAAGCCCAAGAGCTAAATCGGATTACTGTCCGGCTGAATAAGATCATCTCCGCTATCCGCGTCCGGGGGGCTTACAACGGCCTACTCGGCGATGATATGCAGAAGCTCCTCGCCGATTCCGAGATGGAAAATGCCCTTATCCCGGCCTCCGAAGCGGCTATGTTAGCTTCTCAAGGCGGCGGCTTCGAGCGGCATATCTGGATGTTGCCTATTGAAAAGCTGATTCTTGTCGGAACCCAACTTTTCCAAGCCCGGGAAGCTATTAAAACCGTTATCTACGAACTTACAGGTCTGTCTGACATTATCCGGGGTAGCTCTGTCGCCTCTGAAACGGCTACGGCGCAGGACCTTAAAAACAAGTGGGGCACAATTCGGCTTCGGAAGATGCAAGCTATTGTCTCTAACTACGTCCGAGACCTTTATCGCCTTTCGGTGGACGCCGCTACTACCGTTATCCCGGCCGAGGGTTGGAAAGAGATTACCCAAATGCCGCTGCCCCTTGCCGCAGAACAAGCCGCGGCCCGTCAGCAGTTGCAATATATGCAGATGCAGCAAGCACAAATGGGGCCACAGCAGGCTTCCCAACCACCGCCCCCACAGCTTCTTGCCGCCGCCCAAGGCCCTAACTGGGAAGAGGTTATTGCTAAAATCTCTTCCGACGCTAACCGAGCGTTTCTTATTAACGTCCAGACCAGCTCTACCATTGACCTCGACACCGCCGCTGATAAATCTGACGTAACTGAATTCATGTCAGCCCTCGGTCAGATTCTCCCCGGTCTAGGCGAGTTTGTAAGCCTTGGCCCTTCGGGCCTTACCGCTGCAAAAGCTATCCTCGTGGGAATTTGCTCTAGGTATAAATTTGGCCTTGAGATGATCCCGGCCCTCAACGGCATTGAAGCTCCGGCTCAAGAGCAAGGCCCGGACCCCGAGCAGCAAAAGCAGCTCCAAGAAGCGCAACAAGAGCTAGAGCAGCAAAAGCTTCAACTCCAGCAGCAAAACGAGGCTAATACCAAGCAGCTTCAGCAAATCCAAGCCCAGATGTTCCAGCTCAAAGAGCAGGGCTTGGCTTTGGAAAAGCAAGCGGCCGAAGTCAGGTCCGGTATTCGTGAATTCGAAGCCAGCACCAAGATTGAGCAGATTTCCCGCTCGGCCGATATTAAGGTGCTGAACGCTAACAAAGAGCTGGCTCAGGCTAAGCTTCAGGCCCAAGCCTTGCAAGTGCAGGTCCAGCCCGACCCCGCCGCTGAAGCTGAGCTTGAACGCTATAAAGCCGAACTCTCAGCCGCAACTAGTGTTATGGTAGCTCAAATCGGGGCTGAAAAAGCAGAAACCGCCGCACAAGAAGCTGCTGAGCCCGCTTATACTCAAAATCCGAATGAAACTCATGCTAACGACATGGCCGAGACGCAGCGCCGGACTATGGAGATTATCCAATCCCTCGTAGTTCAACTTTCCCGGCCTAAAACCATTATCCGCGACGCCGAAGGTCGGGCGCAAGGTATTCAATAACATAAACAGGAGTTAATATGCCTACTGACAACACAGTTCTAAATCCCGGCACCGGCGGCGATACTATTGCCGCTGATAACGTCAGCGGCGTCAAATACCAAGTTGTCAAACTTGACGTTGGCGGCGATGGGTTAAGTGTTCCAGTCACCGGATCGCTGCCGGTTTCGGGGCCGTTGACCGACACACAGCTTCGCGCAACGGCTGTTCCGGTGTCGGGTACGTTTTACCAAGCCACCCAGCCAGTTAGCGCGGCGTCATTGCCCTTGCCAACGGGTGCGTCGACAGAAACAACACTGGCCGCACTTAATACCAAAGTGACCGCAGTCAACACGGGCGCGGTGGTTATATCAAGTTCGGCGTTGCCGTCTGGCGCAGCAACCGAAACAACGCTGGCCGCGATCAACACCAAAATCCCGGCCAGCCCCGCAACCGAGGGCGGCAACCTTGCCACCTTGGTAGCACGCACGCCTGTGGCTGGTCAAACGACAATGTCCGCGAGTAGCCCCGTTGTCATCGCCTCAGATCAGAGCACTTTGGCTGTTAACCAAGCAGGTGTAACCGCAACAGGCAGTATTACTGCCCTAAACTCCAACCTCTCAACTGGCGTTGCGACTGCAAATAGCTCAGTTGCCTTATCACTCAGCGGCGCGACGGGGTTTTCCATTGACATTCGGGGCACGTTTGTTGCCACCTTGCTCATCCAGGGCAGCGTCACCGGAACTGATTGGATTACTTTGTCGGTGTTGCCAATCGGCGCCGGTTTGAACGTAGCTCAGGTGGCAAGTATTACAGCAGCCGGCGCGTGGTGGGGGAACTCAAACGGCTTGCAACAGATCCGCGTTACCTGCTCGGCTTTTACCTCAGGCACGGTAACACCAACCCTTCGCGCTATGACGGCTGCGGGCATGGTATTTAGCCTTCCAGCAGGACAAACCTCGCAAGCTGTTTCAGTCCCCGCCAGCACAAATTTAATTGGCGACGTGGGTATTCAATACCGCGCCAATGCGACGGGTGCAGCTTCGAACTCAAAGTTTACCTCTGCCGCTACGGTAAACAATGCGCTGATCCTGACCGGCGCACGTCGATTGCTTGGCTACGCGCTGACAAACACCACGGCGGCGTTCAAGTATTTCCGCTTCTACAACAAAGCCACCGCGCCCGCCTCTGGCGAGTCGCCTACGTTTATGGTGGGGCTGCCGCCAAATAGCACGACGATCTACAAAGCCGAAGGCGGCATCGCCATGTCACTTGGGCTTGGTGTTGCTTGCACCGGCGCCGTTGCAGATACTGACGCAACCGTCACTGCGGCAAACGATGTCGTCGGCGCGATCTACTACGTCTAATGCTTTTAACTCTACGCTCACTAATCTGGGGGGTTTATAACCCCCCGTCGGCGGTCTACGGCAACCGAGTTCGTGAGTCCTCGACCAGCACCGGCGCCGGGCCTATTGTTTTGGATGGTGCTCCAATCGGGTTTGCCACGTTTGCCGAGCGTTTTCCGATCGCTACAGACGCGGTGGCGTTTTGCATTGAGGGTATCAACGCTGACGGTAGTCAAACCGGTGAATGGGAAGTCGTCAGCGGCACATTTGACGGCACAACCGGCCTTACCCGCGACACCGTTTTTGCGTCAAGCAATAGCGGCTCGCTGGTCAATTTTTCGGCTGGAACGAAGAATGTCTTCAGCACGGCCCCGGCCGAGTATTTGCAGGTGTTTTCGTCAACAACTCAGGGGGTTGTAAAAGCGAGCGGCGGCGGCACAACCAATTTCCTTCGTGCAGATGGTGAGTTTGCAGCACCGCCAACAACTGCCCCCGCTGGCTCTACCACCCAGATTCAGTACAACAACGCTGGGGTGTTTGGGGCCAGCAGTCTTTTTACCTATGACGCGGGGACAAATACCGTAAGTTTCGGCAACATCACTGGCTCTGCGCTTGGGATGACGATTCAGCCGAGAGCGCCTACCTCGCTAGAAAACCCCGGCACGTTACTTATTCAAGCCCAAGATGCGGTAAAAGCAAACACTAACGGTGGTTCAGTACGCATAAGACCGGGCGCAAAAACAGGAACAGGCGCTGAAGGTATTTTGTATCTTGAATCTCAAGATAATAATTATAATTTAATAATATCTAACAACTTTGGGTTTTATTTCACGGACCAAGCCTTAGGTTGCAGTTTTCAATTTCAAGGAGGGGTTTTTAGCTTTGTTGGTTCGCAAATTGCACCGGCGTTAGATACACCAAACACTTTTATTACTGGCCTAAATTCAACCAGCACAGGTAATGTTCCTTTTCAGTTTTTAACAGATAGCCAAATTATTTTCGAATTTGGGGAGCCGACTTTTGGTACGCAAGTAATGGCATTTTTTGGTGTGACACCAGTTGCTCAACCAACAACTGCAACGACCGCTGCAACCCGCGCAGCAGTTATTGGAACCGTTGCAAACGTAGGTGATACTTATGACGGATACACGCTTGCCAAAGTGGTCAAAGCACTTCGCAATCTAGGGATACTTGCATAATGGCAATCACAAAACAACTTACCAACGCGCAAGGTATTGTCTACGAATACCACCGAGTCAATTCAATCATTATTGACGCGCAAGACAACTTGTTTGCTACGGTGTCGTCCTACATCAGCGCAGACCGCGCAACAGATAAGGATCGCCCTGTTGAGCGCTTCTCCGCCCAGATTTACACGCCCATCACCACGGGTCTGGTTGCCCGAGCGGAAACGCTACTTGTCGCTGACCCCACCTGCAAGTTGTTCGGCGGCGTTGTAACGTCTGACGTTATACAGACTGATCTGGACAAGGCCAAGGCCAAGAAGAAGGCTGAAATTGCCTCTGCTCGCGATGTCGAGATGTACGCCGATAAAACCACCAGCCTTGGCACGTTTGGCAGCACCGAGTCAGACAACAACAAACTCAGCATCGCCATTCAAATTGCCCAATTATCACCTAACCAAGAGTGCGGTTACAAAGATATAAACGGCAACTGGCAGATGTATACAGCAACGCAACTCGCGCAACTCGCGCTAGAAATTGCCGCGCAAATATTACCCCTATATGAAAAAGAATCTCTGCTTACAGCTCAGGTAGAATCTGCTACTACCATTGAAGAAGTCGAATCCATCGTCTGGTCTTAAAGGAGTTAAAATGCAAACCAAAGCAAAACCCGGTCTTTACGCTAACATCCACGCCAAGCAAGCTCGAATTGCGGCTGGTAGTAAAGAGAAAATGCGCCAACCCGGAACCAAGTGCGCGCCCACCGCCGCCGCTTTTAAGGCAAGCGCCAAGACAGCCAAGAAAAAATAAATGCTCGGCTTCCACCCTATCGCAGCACAGCCGCTTTCTGCGTTAAAAGCGGCCCTCTTGCCGCCCGTAGTCATCGGCGTCTACGGCGGCGATGGTGAGAGGAAAAGAAAAAAGCGCGTTTTCCCCAAAACAGCGCGGGAAGAAATAAACGAGCTGCTTGATGAAATCATTTTCCCAAAGAAAGCCGTTGTTCTAAAAAAAGCTGAGCCCGCTCCCCTTCAGCTCAAAGCCAAGGGCTTCGACTTCGACGAAGATGACCTTGAAATGCTACTTTTAACCTGCCATTAAAATGCCAATTTACGCCACCTGTTGCAAGACTTGCGCCCTTGAGGGCTCGGTCTTTCGAAAAATAGACGCTCGGGATGATCTTCCTTCCTGCCCCTGTGGGGGTGAGCTTTATCGCCTAATAACCAAGATCTTTGTTCAAGGGAACTTTGAGCCCTACATCTCTCCGGCCTCTGGACAGGTAATAGACTCTTGGTCTAAGCGCCGGGAAGAAATGACCAAAGGCGGCTACATCACATGGGAGCCGGGTATAGATAAAGACATTGCCCGAAACCGAATCGAGCAACAGGAAAAAGCGTTAAAACCTATTCACGACACCGTGGATCAACTTGTAACCTCTCTCAACACCGCTGGAAAACTGGAGAATAGTAATGCCCTCTGACTTTAACGAAATTACTAACGAGACTTCGCCGTCTGACATATCCTCGATGATCGGGGCCGAGCTTTTTAACAAAGAGGCTCTTACCCCCGAAGAGGATAACTCAGAAAGCTCAAAAAGCTCAGAAAGTGGCTTGGAAGGTGATATTCCAGTTTCTCCAGAGGAAATCTCTCTAGACGAGTCTACCCCGGCTCCAGCTTTCTCCGGTAAGGCTTTGCCAAAGGCGTGGAAAAAAGACATGGAGCCCGTCTGGCAAAAGCTTGACCCCGCCGTTCATGACTACGTCTACGAGCGCGAAGCCAACGTAATGCGGGGCTTGCAACAATACCAATCCGGGCATGAGCAATGGAATCAGGTAATCCAACCCTTCCGTCATGTTATGGAACAGCACCCGGACGTAAATCCCACGGAGCTGCTTACTAACCTAATGACCAACCACCTCGCCGTGGTACAGGCGCCAAAAAGTGAGCGCGTTAAGCTGGTTCGCAACATCATCCAGGGTTATGGCCTTGACTTATCTGAGTTTATCGGTGATACTTCTAACCCAGGAACACCAATTCCGCCAGAAGTCGAACAACTTCGGGGCGAGTTGGGACAGATAAAAGCGCATCTTATCCAGAATCAGCAGACTGCTTACCAAAGAGCGGTCGACGCCGAGACTGTCAAAGTTAACGCCTTTTTCTCTGATCCTAAAAACGAACACGCTTCCGAGCTTAGCGATGACATCCTAAGACTTCTGAAGATGGGCTTGGTCGATAGTCTCGACGCGGCCTATGAACAAGCTTGCTGGATTAACCCCGTAGTTAGGCAAAAGCTGCTCGCCAAACAGCGCGCGGAAGCCGTCGGAGAGGTTACAGCTAAGCCAAAACCAACGAATATTGACTCCACCGGGTCTGTCAGGACGAGGAATAAAACCCCTCGAAGCTGGCAAGACGGCGTAGATTCTATCATTACCAAACACTTCGGTTCTAACTAATTAGGAGCTTAAAATGGCCAGTCCAAATGCAGTATTTACGGAAATTGTCGCTACGACCTTCCGTAATCATTCGAAAGACATTATGGATAATGTCTCGCGTCACAATGCCCTCTTCCGTATGATGAAGAAAAAAGGCAAAACCCGTACTGAATCCGGCGGTTTCTCGATTGTGACCCCGCTGGAATATGCAGCTAACGGCACTTACCAGCGTTATTCTGGTATGGATGTCCTTAACGTTTCACAGAGCGATGTCTTTACCGCCGCTGAGTTTAACTGGCGCCAAATCGCGATTAACGTCGTTACCTCGGGTTACGAGATGCGCGTTAACGCCGGCCCCCAGCGTATTGCAAATCTTGCTAAGAGCCGTATTTCGAACGCTATCCACACGTTCTCGAATAACTTCTCTTCGGATATGTACTCTGACGGCTCCCTGCCAAACCAGATCGACGGCTTGCAGAAGCTGGTTGCTGACGCCGGCACGGGTACGGTTGGTGGTATTGACTCTTCGACCTACTCTTTCTGGCAGAACATTGTCCAGAGCGCAGCCGCCCCGCTGCAAGGTGGTTCAGCCATTACCCCTTCCGCCAACACCATTGAAAGTCTAATGCTGCCCCTTTATATCCAGCTTACGCGTAATAGCGACAAGCCGGACCTTATCGTGGCTTCGAATGACTATTTCACTTTCTTCGAAACCAGCCAGACTTCGCTGAAGCGTTATATCTCTACCGAGAGCGCCGACGCTGGTTTTATGGAAATGGCCTACAAGAACACCCCCGTGATCTTTGACGGTGTTTCCGGTATGGCGGCTTCGCGTATGTACTTCCTCAATACGCAATACCTTGAAATGGTTGTCCATTCTGACGCCAACATGACTGTCATGGATGAGGCCAAGCCTTATAACCAAGACGCCGTGGTGGTCCCGGTTCTTTGGATGGGTAACATGGTTGTCAACAACCGCGCCCTCCAAGGTATCCTCAAGGCTTAATCTAAAACACTTTTAGGAGAAAACTATGCGTCTCGCACCTCTTGATGCCATTGTTGGCTTTCCTCTGGACTTTTCCGCTTCAGAAGATTATCCAACGACTGGCTTTACTAACGGCCTTTTTAGCCCGATCACGCCGGGGGCTATTATCACCGCTGCCCCTATGGACGGCGTTGATACTGGCACTAACGTCCCCAACTGGGGCGTGGCTGAGCTGATGTTTGTCTTTAACACCAGTACTGCTGTTACCCCCGGCACTTTGGTTACTGTTGATAAGGACTTTAACATTACCGCTGCGGCTTCGACGGCTAACACCGGTCGGCCTTTGTTTGTAGCTATTACTAACTTTGCTGCTGGTTCGACTACGCGCCAAGCTGGTTGGGTTATGGTTTCGGGTATTGCTCCAGTTACCTTCTCCGTTGCGGCTACTACCGGCGCAGTTTATATCGGCACGGCTGGTAATGCAACGCCAACGGCTGCCAATGGTAAGCAGATTCTTAACGCCACGACCCTTATCGCCGCCGCCAGTGCTTTCACCCGTACTGTTACCACGCGAAATGGTTCGGCTGAGATTAAGCTTTCTCGCACTAACGGCTTGTTCCGCGGTTTGACAGTCTCCGGCACGGGTATTTCCGGCACGGTTGGTAACATCGACCCATCGGGCACGAGCTTTACTCTCTCTGCTAACGCCTCTGCTACGGGCACAGTAACGGCCACCTTTACCCCAACGGGTTTCGGTATCGTTCAACTCTCCCGTCCATTTGGTCAAGGTCAGATCACCTAAACTTTTCGGGGCAGGAGCTTTTTCCGTAAGTCCCCATTTTCCCTTTTCCAACCCCTCTAAGGAAAACCATGCATACAGTCGATTTTAACCGCCCTCCCTACGTCGAATGGGAGCTTCGCGCTATTGAAGATCGTAACGCTTCCGTGGCTACGGGCCACTACGTCGCTAAAGACGTAGCCTACGCTATTATCATGCGCCCGGGCTCCCGGGACAGGCTTGAAAAAGAAGCCGAAACGTGGCTCGCCGAGCTTAAAGAGAAAAGCCGTAAAAACGAAGTCCCACATGACTGGTTTCCGGCTTTTACTGCTAGTTACAAGGCTTGGCTTGAGGGCGAAGAAGTGCCCGTATCAGGGACTGCGCTAAGAGCTTGGCCCGTGCTCTCTCCAGCACAGATTAAGATGATTCTTTCCGCCGGAATTTTGACGGTTGAGGACCTTGCCGGGTTACCGGATTCGGACCTTCCTGCTATCGGCATCGGCGGCCTCTCCCTTCGAGACAAAGCCCGAGCTTGGCTTTCTGCCGCCGAAGATAAAGGTAAGCTGGCCGAGGAAAACGCGGCTCTTAAACTGCAAGTAACCACACTTTCCGAGCAAGTAACCACTCTTGCCGCCGAGTTTGCTAAAATGAAAGCTAACGCCAAATGAGTGACTCCCTCTTAACCACAGTTCAGGACTTTTGTGCGGAAAATGCTCTCCCCGTCCCGAGTGCGGTTATGGGGGTTACGCTTTCCGATGTAGTGCAATATCGGGCGATCATGAAACGCCTTGTTGCTGAACTTTCGCAATACAACTGGACACAGCAGCAAATTAGGAAGACCTTTACCACAATAGCTTCTCAAGACCAAGGCGCCTTAACGTCCCTGATCGGGGCTGATTATCGGGGGATAGTTCAATCCTCAGTTTGGGATGAGACGTTAAGGCGCCCCCTTATTGGCCCGGTTACTCCCGCTAGTTGGGAGGCGCAACAAGCTATCCCAGTCTCGGGTCCAGTCTTGCAATATCGCATCGAGGGAAATCGGTTTAAGATTCTCCCCACACCCCCTGCTGGTCATGTGATAGGGCTTATCTATTACTCCAGCTATGGCGTTACTAGCGCGGCCGGGGTCGCTAAAGCCTCTTTTACCGATGACACCGACCTCATTCTTTTCCCTGACGTAGTAGTCGCCAAAGGGCTTGACTATATGTGGAAGAAGAAAAAAGGGGAAGATTGGGTAGACCTTTATAACGAATTTCTTAGTCTTATTTCTAAGAATGTTGTTAAAGACACGGCCCCGATTCTTTACATGGATAAATCTGTTCAAAATATTCGCCCCGGTATTTGGGTTCCTGCTGGTAGTTGGGGAGTTTAATTTTGTCTAAGACAGTTACGCCTGTTGTAACGGCCCCGGTTGGGGGCTTAGACGCTAATAGCAGTCTCATGCAAATGCCGCAGCTAGATGCGCTGGCGCTTGAGAATTTTATTCCGTATCCAGATAAGATCACAACCCGGCCCGGAGCTACGACTTGGCTTACGGGCTTATCTACGCTGCCTAGACGACTCTGGGTTTATGCGGGTTCTAGTGGATCAGAAAGTCTCTGGGCTACGACAGATAATGGCATTTATAATGCCACCACCGCTGGCGTCGCCGGAGCTGCTGTTATTGCCCTGACTAATGGCAAAACAATCGGCCTTCAGTTCGGGACCGGGGCTAATAATTACCTTTTCATCGTAAATGGTTCGGATACGATGAAGCAATACGATGGCGCAGCTTGGACGGCTATTGCTGTTCTTGGCACGACGGCGACTAGTACGTATTCCTACATCGATAGCTATCGCCAGAGGATTTTCTTTGTTGTTCGTAATTCGCTAAATTTAGAATATCTAGCCCCCAACGCAATCGCGGGTACGCCTACTAACTATTCCTTTGCTTCGATTTTTAAGCTTGGTGGCTCTATCGTAGCTACGAACTCTTGGACTATCGACGGCGGGGCTGGGCCTGATGACTACTTTGTAATAGTAACCTCCAAAGGCGAGCTAGCTGTTTATTCAGGCAACGATCCAACTACTTGGTCCCTTAAAGGTGTGTTCTACATCGGTCGGCCTTTGGGGAAAATGCCTCTTTTCAAGTACGGTGGGGACCTTCTCTTTAACTGCGAAGCTGGTCTTTTCCCACTTTCTAAGGCCCTTCAAAGCGCGCAGATTAACCGCACGGCCAGCGTAACTACAAAAATACGCCAACTCTTTTCCGACGCGGCAAGTGCTAATTTCTCAAATGAGGGCTGGCAAATTATTGCAATGCCAGACATTCCTCTTTTGATAGTTAACATTCCAGCTACAACGCAGTATCAGTATGTTATGCACGCTGAGACCGGAGCTTGGGCTAAGTTCAATGGCTGGAACGCTACTTGCTTTGCCCGGATGAATGGTTTGCTCTATTTCGCCGGAGATAGTACCGTCTCCGTCGTCGGAGCTACGTCAGATAATGGCAGTAATATCACTTGCACAATGCTTAGTTCTTATAATAAACTAGGCTATCCTAAAAAGAAAAGAATTGTTAAGATTCTTCCTTATTTTGTTGCAAATGGTACGTTTTCCTATATCATGGGCATTGGCCGGGATTTTCAAACCCTTGCTTTAGACACGACAGTTGTGCCCGGGGGTAATAATAACATCGCCCTATGGGGCTCGGCGACTTGGGGCGCTGCTTCTTGGACTAGTAGCACTCTTAACACTAACGACTGGCATAGCGTTCCAGATACGTTTTCCAACTGGAAAAGTTTTTACTTGCAGATTGTTACTAATACTGTTGAAGTAAGTTATATCGGCGCCGAGCTTCGGGTCATGCAGGGCTCGGATTACTGATGCTCTTTTCTGACGACCCGGAGGCGATTAACGAGTTTATCAACGCCCTCGATGGCGGCTGGGAAGCCCCGGGAACCTTTACCGCGTTGGGGGTAAAGCGCGAGGGAAAAATCGTTGCAGGTGTTACTTGGGCTGAGTATAATGGAGCCCATTGCACTTGTAATATAGCGGCCCTGCCCGGGTATAGTCTTAGGTCACTTCTAGTCGGGGTTCTTCATTACTCCTTCATTGAACTTCGGCTTAATCGCTTGACTTTTACCGTTAAAAGTACTAACATCCCTTCTATCAACTTTGTGCGTCACTTTGGCGCAACCCTAGAAGCGACACTTCGGGGCGCAGACCCTTCCGGCGATTTGCTCATATTCGCGCTTTGGCCGGAAAACTGCCCACTCTGGAATCGCTATTATGGGAAAAAAGAAGGCCAAGGCCCCGAAAGCTCCTGATCCTAATGTAGTTATTCCCCTTCAAACGAGGGAGAATAATAAGGCTTTCCAGTACCAACTGGATCAGCAGCGGGTTAATAGCTACGATCCATACGGCAGTAAGGTTTGGGAGAAGAATTCTAACTTCGACCAAGCGGGGTATGATAAAGCGTTAGCTGATTTTAATGCTAATCCATTAAGCAAACTTCCGGGGGCGGCAGCAAGGTTTGGGCCGGACCGGTCTAAGTTTGAAGGCACTCCCACTTGGACCCTTCGGGAAACACTTTCCCCAGCTCAGCAAAAAATCTTTGATGCTAACACGGCATCACAGCTTGGGCAATCCCAGTTGCTCCAAGAGGGAACCAAGCGCGTTAGTGATTCGCTGGCAACACCTTACACCGGAAAAGCCGACGAGCTTGGAGTTGCAGATTACATCCGCGGTCTTGCCGCCGATAGTACATCTGATCAATTCAACCGAGATATTGGTGATGCGGTTTATAACTCCCAAACCCGGTATCTTGATCCGCAAAATGCCCGGGAAAAGCAGAGCTTAGAGGCTCGCCTTGCTGACCAAGGCTTTGTTCCGGGTACTCCTGGCTATAAACAAGCTATGGAGACTTTTGGGGATACTACCAATCGAGCCTACGGGGCGGCGCGGGATGCGTCTATCCTACAGGGCTATGGGCAAGGTAATACTAGCCTAGCCCGAAGAGAGAGCATTGCGGGCCTGTTGGGCAACGCCAACGCGCAGTTGATTGCTCAGCAGCTTGCTCTGCGAAACCAGCCGTTGAATGAACTTAACGCCCTTCGCGGCGGGACTCAGGTGCAAAATCCCAACACGCAAGCGCAGTATAATACTCCAAGCCTCCAACCCGTCGATGCGGTTGGGGCTTATAACAATCAATATCAAGGGCAGTTGGCACAGTATAATGCAGACGTAGCCCAGAATAACGGCGTGCTTGGGGCTTTAACTGGGCTTGCTGGAGCGGCTATGTTTAGTCCGTTTGGAGCGGCTGCGGGTAAGGGCCTTAGTGGATTATTCTCTGGTGGCGGAACTGCTGGGGCTTTGACAAACGGCCTTGCAGCCCCCGGTAGCGGCTTTTTCCCTCCGGTTAGGTTTGGAGTAGCATAAAAATGGCTGATTATATCCCACCAGAATACCAAAGCGAGATTGCTAAGATCAACCGCCAGCGGGCTATGGCTCAGGCATTGTTGCAGAATAGCTTTTCTCCTAAAGAGACTGAGGTTGTATCCGGCCGGGCTGTGCCACAGGGCGGATTGCAGTCTATCGCCAAACTCCTGACGGGCGGGATTTCGAATTATAACCTCGGCGAGCTGGATACTCAGGCTAGCGGTCTTCAGGGTAAGATCGGACAGGCTAGGCAACAGCAAATGCAAGGTATTCTTGCAAAGCCTCCTCAAGAAGCTATAAATGAAGCGGCTATGTCAGAAGATCCACGAGTTAGGGAATTGACTAGTTTACTTATTAGCCGTATTCCTAAACCTCAAGGCCCAATGGTTGTGGGACCAAATGCCAGTATTTATGACCCAGCAAATCCTGGTGAGCCGATTTACACAAATAAAGTTGACGCCAAGCTAACGCCAAAAGAATTTTCTGAACTTGGTCGGCTTTTGCAAGAGCAGCAAAACCACACGCCGGGCTCGCGAGAGTATAAAATTTACGAAGAGCGGATAAGCAAGCTAAACACGCCGCCGGTTGGGATTCAAGTAAGCTACGGCGGGCTGGTTCCCGGTGTTGACGCTGCAACGGGTAAACCTGCTTTTGGCCGTCCTGACAATCGAGGCGGAGTTAGCTTGGTTCCTAATCTTGTACCACCCCCAAAGGATAAACCAGAGAAAACACCTCCTGCCGCTATTGCTAAGTTACAAGATGAGCTTCTTGGAGATGTTGGTATTGCTAGCGGAATCTCTGCTGATCTTAAAGAGCTGGATTCGCAAATTAGTTCCGGTAAGCTGTCTTTTGGGTTGGTTACTAATCTTGTAAACAAAGGGTTGAACGCTACAAACAATAGCACACCGGCAAGTCGAAATGCTCAGACGGCGCAAGCGAGTTTAGAAAAATTGAGAAATGACTCTTTACGGCTAAATAAGGGTACACAAACTGAAGGTGATGCAGTACGGGCGTGGACAGAAAATTTTCCTAGCTTAAATGATACTGCCGGAGTTAGTCAGCGTTTGAAACAAATTGCTACGCTAAATGAGCGCGCGGTTAAGGAGAAAAAACAGCGCCTTAATCAAGTTAGAAAAGACTACGGGCAAGAACCAATAGATACAAAACCTTTTGAGGTTACTACGCCCGCAACTGCGCCGACTTCAGATAAAGAAGTTCTCCGGTTTGACGCAAATGGGAATCAGTTACCATGACAGTCGAAGCTCAACTTGCTGACGGTACGGTTTTAGAATTTCCCAACGGGACAGCGCCGGAAGTAATCCAGCGCGTTGTAAAGTCGCGTCTGGGGGTTAAACCGCAAGAAACCAAACCCCGTGGATTGGGGGAGACTCTTGGTCGCCAAGCCGGGCTTACAGCGCGTATGGCTATTAACGGTGTATCTGGGCTTCCTGTACTAGCTAGTAATGCTGTCGGCGGGCTTTACAATACTGGGGCTAATTTAATCCAAGGTGAAGGAAAAGGCTTTCGTTTTCCCGAGCACTCTGGGCAGTTGAACTTGTTTTTAACTAAACTCGGCCTTCCGGCGCCGGAGACTTCTAATGAGCAACTTGTTCAAGCTGTCGGCGGCGCTCTTACCGGCGTCGGGGCTTATGCGAAGGTAGGACAAAAAATCGGGGGAATGGTTGAGGAGATTTTAACTAAGAACCTCGGCACACAGGCTCTTGGTGCAGGCACGGGTGCAACTCTTGCAGAAGTTACTCGGCAACAGGGGGGTTCCCCGCTTCTTCAAGGTGCGGCGTCGGTTTTAGGCTCTCTTGGAGCTGTCGGTGCTAAGGGGATTATTCAAGGTGCCCGAACCCCGGTGGCTACTGCTACTGAGTCTTTCCGCCAGCCGGGAAGAGACCAGGTTAAAGCCCGGTTGCTTGATAACCTTTCGGGGAATCAACGCTACGCCCTTATTGACGCACTTGAGAAAAATCGCACTACGGCGCTGGGGAATAAAAATACTACGGCGTTGGCAGCAGCAGATTTGAATATGCCTGAGCTAGCGGCTGCGGAAAAATATCTAGGCGGGCGCTACGCTGGGAACAGCTTTGCTCAGCTTGCTGAGGATAATGCTCAAGGGCGAGCCTTGGCGTTGAAGGGGATTAGTGGTACTCCCGCCGCAAGGGAGGCGCTGGCGCAAGATATTAAAGCCCAAGGTGAGGTTAGCTATGGGAAGGCTTTTAGCTCCGATAGGCAAAGGCTTGATGACTTGGCCCGGCAGGAAGAAGTCGTCCGCTCAATGGGTGGGGCTACAGGTTTTACCGCGCCAAGTCGGGTTTCGGAAAATCTTCTCGCTTTGCAAGGGAACCCGGTTATTCAAGCCGCCATGCGCGAGGCAGAGATACTGGCTCGCAGCCGCGGGACTAGCTTAGGGGAGAATCCAATGGAGTCTCTCCAAGGCTTGCATTTAATGAAACTGGCGATTGACAACCAGTTTAAGAATCGTACGGCTTCGACGGCTTTGCAGAATTATTCCGACGAGGCTTTGAATAGTACAAAGCAAGCACTCCTCCGGGGAATTGAAGGGACGGAAAATAATCCCGGAGTTTCTCCTTTCTACGGAGTAGCCCGTCAGCAGTTTGCAGAGTCTAGTGCCCCGCTTAACCAAATGAAGATTGCTCAGTATTTAGCTGATAAGCTAAAACAGCCTTTGGATGAAGGTGTCGAGCGGTCGGGAATGTTTGCACAAGCTCTTCGTGATGCTCCGGGGACGCTGAAGAAAACTGTCGGCGGTAGGCCGCAGGAACTTTCTGATGTAATGAATCCACAGCAGATAGATACTATTGATAACATCAGCAATGAGTTAACTAAGTTGGCGATGGTTAATAAGCAAGCCACTCAAGGGCTGCCTTCGGCGACGCAAAAGATCGGTGAGCCCTTCAAAATGCCTAATATCCCAACCCTGCTTTCTGCGCCGGTATCGGTTGGTAAGTCAATCTTCCAAGCAGCGAAAGGGCAGGCTACAGAAACTACCCTCAAAGAGCTTGCAAATGACATGCAAGATCCGCAGAAAGTTGCGGCGTTACTACGAGGGATGAAACCGCAAGAAAAGTTTGAATTTGCTAAGATGCTGAAAAATTTGGGGATTGATTCCAGCCTTGGCGCTGTTTACGGTAATATGCCTTACAAGGAGAATTGATATGGCCTGGAATGGCTCTGGAACTTATGTTCTAAACCCCACCTACTCGCCGGAGGTTAACGGGACGACCATTGACGCGGTTCGGTATAATGGTTTGTTAACTGACGTTGCGGCTGGGATTACGGCGGCGTTGGCTAAAAACGGGGAAAATGTCCCGACGGCTAATATTGGCATGGGCGGGTTTAAGCTTACGGGCTTAGCTGCTGCTACGTCTACAGGTGATGCCCTTTCTTATGGAAACTCGCTTGGGCCGGTGACGGCTACTACCGGCACCTTCAGCGGGGCTGTATCAGGCACCACCGGCACCTTCAGCGGCAACGTGCAGATGGCAAGCCTTAACGGCACCGGAAACGCCTTGGCAGGCCTCCGCAATCGCGCGATCAACGGCAATTTCTATAATGATCAGCGCAATGCTGGCGCATCACAAACCATCACCGCAGGCGCTGCGCTGGCCTACACGGTTGATCGCTTTTACGCCTATTGCACGGGCGCAAACGTCACCGGCCAGCGCGTGGCAGGCACGGCACCCAACGCTTATTTGTACCGCTTTACAGGCGCCGCGTCGGTCACCAAGATCGGTTTTGCCCAGCGATTTGAAGACCTCAACTGCCAAGACATGGCTGGCAAGACCGCCACGCTATCGGTAGACCTAGCCAACAGTTTGCTGACCACCGTTACTTGGACGGCATGGTATGCCAACACCGCAAACACGTTTGGCACGCTTGCGAGCCCAACGCGCACGTTGATTTCCACAGGCACGTTTACCGTTACTTCAACGCTGACGCGCTACAACACCAATATCTCAATTCCAGCCGCAGCAACAACAGGCATTGAAATTGAATTGAGCGTTGGTGCTCAAATATCTGGAACGTGGAACATTTCCAACTTTCAGTTGGAGCCCGGCTCCGTAGCCACGCCATTTGAGCAACGTCCGATTGGGATGGAGTTGGCGTTGTGTCAAAGGTACTTTCAACTTTTGTTAAATGGTGGTATTGGGACGAATAATGCTGCAACCGTAATTTCACGAGTAACTTGGCCTCTGTTTGTTGCAATGAGATCGGGGCCGACAATTGCGTTCTTTTCAGGATCACCGGCTTTTTTTCAAGGCTCAAATACAGCAAACTATTCATCTGTTGGTTCGACATACATTACAACCACTACTGCTCAGGCTGACATCAATGTAACGGGCGGCGCAGCAACAGCAGGGCTTGCGTCTATACAAAAAGCAGAAAGCGGTGTTTTTTCAGCATCAGCGGAGTTGTAAACCATGTACAAACTTACATCAAATGATTCTGTTATTCGCGTTGCTGACGGTGCGGGAATCCCCGCCGACCTTGCCAACACAGACTATCAGCAATATTTCGCATGGCTCGCCGAAGGCAACACGCCCGAGCCCTATGTGCCACCACCGACACCCATCCCCACAACGGTGACGCGTTTTCAGGCATTGGCAACCCTTGCCGCTGGTGGCTGGCTAGACGTGGTGCATACCTACGTCGACGCCCTGCCGCGCAGCAATGTGCAGCGGTTGGCTTTTGAGAACGCAACCGATTGGGAGCGCACCAGCCCGACAGTTAACGCGCTGGCCGCCATGCTGGGCCTGACCGACGCGCAGGTGGATGATTTGTTCATTGCAGCATCAAAAGTGAGTGCGTAAATGGACAAACAAGATCTTCTCAACATTGCATTTGGCGCATGTTCCGGCGTTTTGGGTTGGTTTGCCCGTGAACTGTGGGCGGCAGTCAAAGAATTGAAAAGTGACCTTGCCAAACTGCGTGAAGAGCTGCCTAAGTCTTATATCATAAAAGAAGACTACCACAGGGATATTGACGATATTAAAAAGATGCTTATTAAAATTTTTGACAAGCTGGAAGGAAAGGTTGACAAATGAATGAATTGCTCAAACTTCTTGGAAACATTGCCCCTGCTTTGGCAAGTATTGTTGCTGGACCTGCTGGGGGTATGGCTGTGTCTGCTATTTCTAAAGCACTTGGAGTAACGGATACCGTCGAGGCGGTAACCAAAGCCATTTCAGTCGATCCCGAAGCCGCGCTGAAGCTGGCTCAGATTGATCTAGATAAGATCAAAGCAGATTATGCCAACACCGCAGATGCGCGTGACATGAACGTCAAGGTGCAAGAGGCCAGCAATGCAGCATGGCTGGCTAAAAATACAGCTTATATGCTTGATATTGGTATTGTCACCGCCACTATTTTTTTGGCTTGGTTTGCGTTTATGAAAGACGTTCCGGCTGCCAACAAAGAACTAGTCTACATGGCACTTGGCTCACTTATTACAATGTGTGGCACCGTGCTAAATTTTCACCGAGGTAGTTCGCAAGGCTCCAAGGACAAAATGGAGGCATTGAAGAAATGAATACCAACTGGGATGCTTGCTTTGCCAACGTGATTCGCTCAGAGGGTGGTTACAGTAATCATCCATCCGATCCCGGGGGTAGGACTAATCTTGGCGTTACCCAAGAGGTCTGGGAAGACTGGGTAGATAGGGCTGTTAACGAGGCTGAGATGCGGGGCCTGAGCCCGGAAAAGGTGAAGCCCCTTTATAAAGATCTTTATTGGAACCGAATTAAAGGGGATAAGCTACCGAGTGGGGTGGATTATTGTGTCTTTGATGCGGCGGTGAATAGTGGATGCTTTCGGGCTGCGAAGTGGTTGCAAAGCACAGTCGGGGCTAAGACGGATGGGATTATTGGGGAATATACTATAGGCTTAGTAAGATTGATGGAGCCTGGGATGCTTATTGATAAGTATAGCTCAACCCGGCTGGAGTTTTTGAAGGGCTTATTTACTTGGCCCACGTTCGGCGACGGCTGGAGACGCAGGGTTGAGGGAGTAAGAGTTGCCGCGCTGGCTATGCTAAACTAGGGCTTTTTTACCCAACATCAAAAGGGGGCTTCGGTCCCTTTTTTGTCTTTTAGAATTTCCTCGATGATGGGCTCCATGCAGTCGGAATACTGCATACAGATGCGTTTCCCTTTGGCAAGCATTTGGTAGTTATAAGCAAGGGTATCAGGGACAAGGGCTAGGTGATTGCACATATCCTTTCGCTTCTCGCCCCGGGCTTCGCAAAGGCGGAGGTAGCCCCGGACGCAGCAATAACCTTCGGCGGCGATCTTAGGGAGTAGGGCTTTACTCATTGGATGGTTGTCCTAGTAATTGTCCCGGTTTGGCGGTCGAGGGTGATATAACCGGCGTTGATGAGCCCGTGGAGAATGTCATCGAATTTCTCTGGGGACGGGAAGTTTTTGTGCATCTGGCGATAAACAAGGGTGAAGGGGGCCGTGCCGTTGAATCGGTCGAGGAAAGAGAGGACGAGCTGAGCCCCGCTGGCGTCTTCGGTCTGGCCCACTTGGGAGTAGATAAGGGGCATGGACTCTTCGAGTTGTGTCAGGAGGGCGGCAGAGCGTTCGAGCATCTCGGCGGTGATGGTGAGGCTGTCGCCCATCGAGGCTGAGAGGCACATGGCGACCTTGTGGACGAGGGTTTGCTTTCGAGCGATGTAGCCCCCGAGCATGGTGGCGTCTAGCTTCGAGCTTTCATTCCGGTGGAAGTTTTCATACCATTTAGTCCCCCAAACCTTGGCCTCGGGG